TTAGTGTTTTGTAATATCTAGTTTCATTTCCAACAACGCGTTTATCTAGCCCTTTTAATTCTTTGTTAGCAACTTGCAATTTCATTTGTTCAACTTGCTTTGCGTAAGAGTTGTCCGCCGCAATACTGTCTGCTGTTGGCAATATCGTCCCCAACAATGGCATTTGCGTAAACTTGGATTTAGTTCCTGTGCGGGAACTTCCTTTTTTAATGCCCTTGCCTTTAAACGCATTTGTCATATCGTCAAAACCCATCAATGCAGCAACCCTAAAAGAATGCCAACCCGCAGCGGTTGCCTTGCGCTTTACTTCATCAACTTGCGCCGGCGTGTATAGCCCTTCCGCTATTGGCCGTTCATGCAAGCGATCCGTTTCGCCCTTTGGCAAAGCCCACAGAATGTATTCCTTTGCAAATTTAGCCTTAGAGCCTTGGCGGGCTGCGGTTGCCTTGACGGACTTGGCGGATATCCCCTTTATTTCGTCGCCGCTCAGTTGGGCTGCAATTTCGATTTCGCCTTTGATGCCCAAAATGCGAACGCGCTTTGGCGTTATGTATTGCGCCGGATCAACTGTGACAAACTTGGATGTTCCATCAATAGGAACACGCGTTTCTTTATCTAGTTTGGTTTGGAATGTTCCCGTTGAATGATAAATGCGCCGGTCAAAATACGCCTTGTCCTCAATGTTCATTGTGTTGCCTTTCGTGCTTTAGCCGTTGCTTGATCTACTGCCTTGCGCGTATCTTCAGCAGCCTTTAAGTATGCCGCTTGCGCTGCGACAATTGCCGCGCGCTGCTGCTTGGCTTCTTTAAGTGCCTTGTTAATTTGCTGTAGGGTCATTTCTGTCATTTGAATCCTGCATCGGGGTATAGCCCGCGATCAATCACAACTTGCCTTTTGCTGTTATAGCGATTTAGTTTCGCTTGATCAATGTTTTCGTCCTTGTCGAGCAAGCCTAGTTCAGCGGCATCGTCATGCGTGAACGGCTCAAGCGATCCACGGCAGTTGTAACCGTTGGGCGGAACAAGGTTTTGTTCCTTAAATCGCTGCGCTGTTTCAATGTAGCCGTCCATTTGCCAATGGAAACCCTCGTTTGCGCTCTTTCCCTTCTGCTTGTAAACCCCGTTTGGCGCGCCACGAGTACGAGAATCGTGGATTTCGACTAGGCGAAGCAATGGGGCCCACGTTTGTACGGCAGGTTTGTCCATAGCATCAACGGTTGCATCGTTGTATGCGCTTGCCACATTGGTGCGGTAGACCGTTTCCATGCGCGCGCTAGTCAAACCAACGATTCCTTCCACCTGCGCGCGGGAAATGAATTGGCTCATTCCGCCGGTTCGCATTCCTTCAGGCATTTTTTTATGGATAATGGCATCCGCAATTAACGCTTTAAGTTTTTTAGCCTGCGCTGCCGAAGCCCCCTTGACGCGGAACGAGCCTTTTACAGTCTTGCGAAGTGTTTCTAGGCGCGCTGAAAGATCTTGTAGGGCATTGACACTTTCCGCTTTGGCGATCTTAGCGGCCAATTCATCCATTTCACGTTGCGCCCTTTGAACTGCCTTGGACGCTAGGGGTATCTTTTTCTTAAATCCCAATATTGCCTGCCAAAAATCACCGGCTACAAATCCAACGGTTGTTTGTGGTTCAGCAAAAGTTTCGGGCTTCTTCTTGAGTTTTGGATCGGGCGCAATCTTTAGACCCGCCCGCTGCGCCGCCGCGTATGCAACCGCTTCACCATGTAGAACGGTTAAGGTAAGGATCTGTGACAAGGCAAATTGATATTTTCCCCAAGATTTTTTGGCGGCTGCTTTGTCGCCTTTGATTTGATCGGCTATGGCTTGCCGGTACAAGCGGTCAACGATGACTAGACCGCGCTTGTAGACCGCATCAAAGTCTTTCAAACCCTTAGTATCCCGTGATTTTTGCCTAGACATTCGCAGTTGCATTCCCCGCCGTTAGCGGTTTTGCATTTAGAATTGCATTTGTGCAACGGCTTGTTTAGCCTTGCAGCCCACAACACCACGCGCGTAATTGGCTTTGCAACTCCATTAACAAACCCAACCCAATACTGTCGTTGTGGATTTATTGCGGCCATTCGCTGCGTGTCAAAACTGAAAGCGGAGGTTTCTAATGGAAACATTGCCTTAAATTCCGCGCCGGTAACTACTTTGCGCGAGCCTGATCCTTTGCCTAATTCCGTCTCGCCGGCAAACCATTTCGTTTCCGCGCCTGCGCTAAACTTTTTTTTTGAGCGCGTAAATGCCTTCTTGCCGCGCTTGCGGGCTTTGATCTTGGTTGGCGGTTCGTCGCTAGGTGGCTCTTGCTCGTCCATGTCCGGCAGCGGTTCGGGATCTTTTCCCATCGGCCGCACATCAAGCGGCGACATTCCGCCCTCGGCGGGTGCTTGCAATACGGGTTCATCATCTTCAGGCTCTGCCAACCCAAACACCTTGCGGGCTTCACGCTCCGATACGCGCCCGCCCAATTTGGTGAAGGTTTCAACAGCCTTCATATATTCCTCAGGGTTTGGCTTAGAAATGCTAAAGGTGAATTGCGGAATTGTTCCTTCATGCCCAAAATTATGCAAATAAAGGGGTTGTATCACCTCGCGGTTCATCGTTTCCGCTAAACCGTTTGCCACATACTGCATTTGGCGGTTTAAGGTTTTAGCGTGTTCATCGGCTACGCTTGATCCCATTCCGGTGGAAATGGCTTCGCTTGTTCCCGTTTGTCCAAGGATTACTTCCTTGATATTGCCAACTAGGTACTCAACCATGCGCGCAAAAGTTTCAGCGTTGCCGGCGTTGGGTTCAAGAATCTTAATGTCAAATGGTTGATCGCCTGTGGCGTTGGGGTCGCGCGGCATCAATGCGGAAACATCGCCAAGCATATTTTGCATGACCGTTTCCATTTCGTTTTTGGCTTGATCGTTGCCAATTGGGTACGTTCCAATTCGGATTCCCATGCTGTAACGCTCGATGTAGGTAGCCCAATTCTGAAGCGCGGCCTGCTTCATTGACCAATAGTACCAACACAGATCACGCATTCCGCGCCCTAAATAGGCGTTTTCCGCTTCATAGGGATCATCAAAATCTACGCCTTGCGCTTGATAGGTATGAAGCACAATGGTTGCCCGTTGGCGTTCGTCAAGCGGCAATACGCGCGAATCCCAACCGATGATTGTGCCGTTGATCTTGTCGGTGTCAGGATCAACACCGCCGGAGAATTGCGTGTAATAGCGCGGGCCGACCTTCAAACCGATCTGATTTAGTTCCGTGGAAACCACGCTGTCGCCGTGAATCGGCAGCCAATCACGGATATAAATCATGTCCTCGCTGCGACCGTAGACAATGTTCACCGCGCTGCGACCGTACCAAAGGGCATCAAGCAAGTGGCGAATAAAGTCTGTGATGCGAGGAATGCCGCGTACCAACTTTTCAATGATCGCCGCCTTTTGCACGGCTTCGGGATCTTTCATTTTGTCCGCTTGCGGCGTGATTGTCCAATCGCTACAGGCAACGCCTAATTGCAAACTTAACAGCGGCCCCATGATGTCAGGGTCAAACCGCATTTGCCGTTGCAGGGTTCGATCCTTGCGGAACGCAAGAGAGCCTTGACGCAAAACTTTGTTGACGCTCGTATAAAACGAACGCTGCATTTCGACCGGCGTAACGAGTTGCTGAAACACCGGCTGCGTTTTGAGCGCGTCGCCTTGCTGTGTTTCCGCTGCTAGATCTTGTTCTTTTTCGCTCATCGTCCGTACAATCTCCACAATTTAGGCAATTCGTTTTTTACCGTGCTAGGTTTGCTTCTAGGATCGTATCGACTTGTACGCGCATAATCGAGTAAGTCAACCACCGCGTCTACAGTATCATCATGTTCAGCCGCAGGGAATCCAATCATCTCATCACGAATTGGCTCTTGGGTAATTTCAACCCTGCCTTGCGTGGTGCATCGCAACTTCAAACGCCCTTGTTCAACCATCGGTTGCGCCTCGCTCGCACGCGTTACCTTGTCTTTCGTTCGGTTGATTTGGCGAACGGGAATCTTTGTCGAACTAGCGAGTTGTTGACAAAGCCCCATTTGCGGGCCGTTGCCTTCTGCGATGATGAGGGAAACATCAAGCCGCTCGCATGAATCCACCGCGCGGCGCATGAATTCGGGGAACGTTGCTTGCATCCGCATGGCTTCTAAGATCCAAACCTTGCCTTCCCTGTCTAGCAAGCCAATAACGCAAACACTAAAATCGCCCTTTTCGCCGCTCTTGGCTGTAAATGCCCAATCGATTGCAGCCACAATTCGACCGTTGGACTGCGCTTCATGCGATGGGTCGCCGATGTAATAGCCTTGCTCAATCCATTCCGGTCTAAATATCAAAGCATCATCGGCAATTGCAACAAGTTCGTAGGCGCGAGCGTAGCCCATTTGACCCATTTCCTTGCGTTGCGCCTCTAGGATTGCCGGCGTAAAAACTTCGCGCCAAGGGCTAAGGTAGTGCTTGCAGGGCTTCCAATACAAAGAGCCGTCTAATTCTGCGGAACGCTTCCAATCTGCTGTTAGATCGTCCGAATGGTACGGCGTGAACAGCCGCCAAGTGCGGGGAACGCCGGCTGAAAAGTCACGCATGGGTAGCCAATTGTTGCGCCAAGATTCCTTTACCTTTGCCCGCTCGGCAGGGATCAAGATTGAATTGCGTAAATCGCATACGTCATCGCCGATCAATAGGTCAGCGCGTCCACCGGCGCGACCAAAGATATTGGCCGCTTGTAGCGTTGGATCTTTGTGCATTGTGTCGCTCCGCACAACGATTTCGTTAGAGCCGTCATCGTCCGGCTTTGGCTTGACTATTTGGATTTCAGGAAACACCAATTTGTAAACTTCGGAGCGCATGATCTGCACAACCATGCGAACTTGCTCTTGTGCTTTAACTACAGTTTGCCCAATATGCTTAATGCGGATTCTTGGATTGCGCCCAATTTCCCACGCTTCACGAATACCAATTTGAACTGATTTGCCATGTCCACGGGGCATACCAACGGCCGCGTCCTTGTGTTTGGTTAGGTGCGCTTGCATATCCGTGTGCAATTGCGACTGCTGAAACCCTAGCAATTCCGCAAAGACATCGGGACATTCACGCGCGGCGGCGGCAACAGCCGCAACGCTATCCTTGTTCACCTAATCGCCTAGATATGATTTCACGGGCGCGCGCTTCAATTTCAGGGGAAACCACAAAGCGTTCGGTTGCTTCGCCGCCGTCAAGCCGCTCGATTTTGTCTAGCGCAATGGCTGCTTCAACCCTGTGCTTGACTAGGGAAGCAAGCACTTCACTAGCCCGCAGCCTGTCCCGAACGGGAGCAAGGCCGTCATTCATAATTTGGGCAACGATTTCCGGCACTTGATCGATGATCCGTTGCGGAACATCCCAACCATTTTCAACCGCGCGTTGGATAACTATGAGCGATGACCTGCGGCCTCTCGCTTCAATTTGCAGCGCGGGCGAAGGTTCTTCCGCCTTGGCTACCTTTAATTTGGGTTTGCGCTTTGCCATAAATTGCCGCCGTAGGGTTTCCCCTGCGTAGGCTTTAGAAGTGGGTCAATCCTTCTTAGTTGGAATCCACTTTGCCACAGTCGCAAGCGGAATCAAATTGCCGGCGATGTAACCCAAAGCGGCGAGCATAACCCCAAACCAAAACGAACCTAAAAAACTTGAAATGCTGTCCATAGTTCAATTCTCCTTTGCGGTCACTATATCAGAAACCCGCTCAGATTTGGCTTGAAGCCACGCCTTATTGAATAAAGGATCGCTTGCGCGCTTGGCTGAAATCCAAGTGGTCAAGTTATCTTCCTTGGCAGGATCAAGCGCATTCATGGCTATGTTGGCTTCCGTTGTAACCCGCTTTGGAATTAGGTTTAGCAATAGGCGCAGCCAAACCAACGCGCCGGACTGTATGAGCAGGAAAGTAGCGGCTATGGCTGCCACCATTATGAACCCCCATTTTATAAGCGTAGCCCACCACGGGGTTATGTCGGCTACGCTTGGAATGGATTCTTGGATGTCTGCTACTTCGGCAATGATCTTGTTGGCGGTTGCGCTTATGGATTTTGCGCTTGAAATCACCGCCGGCTCGCTTGATTCGTTTTGAATGTTTGCG